CAACTTACCAAAATTAGTCTTAGGATATTCAATTAAATTGTTTATTCTAGGAGCTAGTTGGTTAAAATCTTCTTCTATTTCCATGAAGCCTTCACTGGCTTTGAATATTAATTCTCTTAATATCCCAGACCAGATAAATGCAGAAATGGAAGAATAAGGAGATTTGAATACCTTATCTTTATTTTCAAAGACTAATTTGAGTCTATTGATTTTAATTGACATATCTAAGATCATACGATCATAGAAGTTCATTAAAAAGATAGCTCTAGTAGTTGAATCTAAAGACAATCTATTTCCCTGCGCAAAAAGACCGTAATGTCCAGCGGAAGCTGCAATTACTCTATCCAGCGTAAGGATATTTTTAGAAGATCTTAGATCTTGTAAAAGTTTAATAAATAGAATATCTTTAACTTCTGAAGGTATTATACCTTTAGAAAATATTCCTTTATAAACTCCCCACTGGTAAGAAGTACATTGTGTTCTCACAAAGGACATAAGTGTATCTTCTGAATACTCCAATTTCTCTATAATTCTTCGCCCAAACTCAAGTCTTTTATCAAATAACGAATATTTGTTTAAGAGATGAGATGAGAAAGATGCTGATAAAGCGTCTTTTAACGGTATAGGAGAGATAATCTGCCCCATAAGAACGTCTTGAGATGCGAATTGATACAGACCCTCAGCAGACACAAAAGATTTAGGTAAACCAACGGTTATACCGTAATCTTGGCATACTGATAAGTAAGAATGTGCAACCGCACCATCAAAGATCACTAAATCATCACCAAGAACAAGATATTCTCGGAAATATTTATAGGATGAACCTAGTCTTTTTACTGCTAGGTAAACCAAAAAGTGGTGTGCCAGAGCTAAGGCCGGCCAGGACGAAAGAGCTCCCATAGGCTGCCCTCTACGGTATCTAAATAGTGAATTTGCAGGGTGAGTTTTCGTTCTTTTTGCAAAGAAGAAGTCTCTATCCACTAACAAATCACACCACAAATGAGAAATCTCAGATGTGTATCTAGCTCCCAATAAGATTTTATAAATCTGTTGCGGAATCAAATCCGTAGCTGATTTTAAATCAAAAGAGAAGGCAGTTCTATATCGATGAGATAAAGTTTCTTTAACTTTACCAATTTGATCATAGGTAGCGTCTGACTCATGTCGGCGAAGCATAGATAAAAGATCCTCATGAATTGGTCTTAAAGCCAATTGTGTGAAGTAATCTAATATCGCAAACACTCTCACTTTTCCTGCCGCTTCTAATTTAACTGAAAGCTTACCTCCTCTCACATAACGTGAAAGGTGAGTTAAATGATCCATAGTGAACACACTATCTTTAGAACACTCTCGCCATTCTGGGTAATGTCTTTTTAAGAATCTCAAAAACGGCTCTGAACCAGAGAAAACGCTACCAAAAGTAGCTTTCCCTCGTTTTATAGCTGTTAGTAGATCATAATAGGTATTATCCATATATGTCCAAGCAGTGGGTCTAAATTTGTATGTTTTCCAAAAGGCCTCCGAAAAGACTCGAAGAGTCTTATTAGGATGAGTTGAATGCCATATAGAATCCATAACCAATCCTCCAACAGAAGGATTAGCGTTTGGGCCCGCTTTTAATATTAGAGGAGGCAAAACCTCCTCAAAATGCGGATATGGAATTTTACTCTCGCCTTTAAAGAAATCCACTAGGAATCCATGAGCAGAATTTTCCAATTCATACTCTAGTCTTTCCGGAAGATAGTAAGCAGGGCTTTCTATAGATGAGATATCTGGGTCTCCCCATTTCCCTTTCATGGCCTTATAAGAATAAAACAAAGTCATATATACTCTAATAAATTGAGTATTATTATTTCTAAGTTGAAGTCGAATAAAGTTAGGAAGAAGTTTGGGTAAACCATTTACTAGTTTAATTCTTTGGCCAAGTTGGTGAGTAGACGTAAGTCTCTCTCCTCCTAGGTATTTAAGAATAACAATACTAGTTATTTTCATAACTAGAATTGTTTGGTTGATCCCTCTGTAAGAGAAATACTGAGTTAAATTCTG